GTGTTCCCGTGGCATTGGCGGCCGGTGTACCAGTCATGACATAAGTAAATGTTGTTTCGCCTGTCACCGTGATTGTGGCATTGCCATTATAAAGCGGGTCTGTAGCGCCAAAGATTGGGATAATGTCGTTTGTAGTACGGCCATGCACTACGGCTGTAGTTGCTGTAGCTAGTGTACCTACTCTGGTAATCGTTGATATAACAGGGTTTGATACGTTTAAGCCTAATGTGCCGCTCGGCAATGGTATGCCTAACTTATACTGCGCCAATGGGTAATTTGTGCCTCCGCCTGTCACGGCTGTAGGTGAGTAAGTCATACGAGGCTCAACATCGCCAGTGAAATAGGTACGCTCACTCGTATCGTTATCAATCGAACCGCGCACCACGTTCACATTAGTTAGCCAGTGAAACCAGTAAAGTGACTCACTTGCGGAGTTCTGATCAAAGCGATAGATTGACTTCTTTACGCCTGCTTTCGTGAGTAGATTGCTACCAATCTGCAAATTGCCCCGCATCACGCCAAGCTCACCAGAAGTCAGGCTCACATTAACGGCTTTTTGCGGTGTTTTGCTATCCACAAGACGCGCTGACATTCTCGGCATCATGCCGCTGAATAATTTAACTAAGAACGCCATGCTAGGCTTCTTGGCCGAAAATTTGCATATAAGCCATGGACTTTTCTGTCGATCCAGCTTCGGTATCACCCATGAAGGCACGCGCTAGAATATAATCCGCTACCGCGCGTTTGTGTCTGTCCGCAATCGGAAAATCATCAATCAACGCTAAAGTTGCCGATGGCAAAGCCGCAAAACCGCCCAAGAATAGATCAGGCCTGCTAGTCACAAGCCGCTGAATAGCATCGTTAGCAAAATTAAGTAAGCGCACGTCAGTCCATCGCACCTTGTTGCCATCGTTTAAACTTTCTCGTGCGAGATCGAGAACATTCTGCATTATTGTCATGATTAACTCCTTACCAAAGCTTTGTTCGTGAAGGACTGCGAGCCATTCCCATAGAAGCACTACGCCTTGCGGCACTCGCTGCGCTACTGAATTGACTGGCGTGATAACCAGCTAACTGCGGATTACTCCACGGTTTGCCAGGGATTTCAAACAATCTCGCCTTTGCGCCATGTGCAATAGCATCGAAGTGTTTAATGCCCACCCAATCATCAACACCAGTCGATGTGCGATTGGGCTTAATTGCGGCCTTAACCATTAACGTACCTGTACTATCAGGAATCGGGCATAAGATGATCTTGTCTAAACTCTCTTGGTAGTAATATTTCACAGCGCCATAAGCCGCTGTAATATCACCGTACTTGCCTATCAAATCATCACGGCTCTTTGATTCAAGGTGTACGCCATTGGCAAACACATCTATGATCAACACGGTATCGTAACCAGTAGGGATTGCAGGCGTATAAGCGGCTTGCATAGCCACAGTAACCCCAGTAGCACAGTCCTTAACTAATAGTTTCGACTGATCACAAAACTCAATAGCCGCCTGCCGAATATGCTTTAAGGCAAGCTCTGGCTGGCAGCCTGTTACGTCAATGAGAACATCATCGTACCAAGAGGTGAATAGCATGATTTACAGGCCTACTTCTGTACTGATAGCAGGCGTTAACTCACGCATTAACTTGGCGCGTAACTGTTCCACATTCATCGAATTGGCATAAGTCACATTTTCTTGTTTAGCAAAAGCAATGAGACCTGACTTATCCAGCGACAGCAGCAAATCCTGCAATGTCAGCGCTTCAATAGCATAATTAGCTTCATTTGTAGCTGTTTCAGCTACAGTTTCCACTTCTACGGCTGGTTTTAACACATCGTCTAATACCGTAGCATCAGGCGGTAAGGAATTATTCCCCGCGTTATGCTGCGCTTGCGGCTTGATTGCCACTAACTTCAATACCAATACGCCATCTAGCACCGCTTGGTACTCTTCTGCGGTCACTTCTTTCTCTAGCATCAAGCCAGACGACAATACTTTTTCGCTCGCCTCGCGATCAAGATTATTGTTTGTCATGTAGCCGTTTACTTCACTACGGATCTGGTCAACAGTGCGGCCATCTTCAAGATTAACATTGCGGTTAAATTCTAAGCGCGCATAGGCGGCTAGCTGCGGTGCATCCATTGCATTAAGATTTACGAATGAAACAGGCACTATTGAGCCAGCGGTAGTGCGCTTGCCAATATAGGTATCTGCATCAGCATCAACCTCGGCCAATTCAAATACGTCAGGATGCGCTAACAATAATATTGCTAGGTTCTCTGAAAAGTTGTTTACTTGGTCTTTAACCCAAGTCGCGCCACTATTGGCCACGGTATCTTCCATTAAGTCTTTGTTCGCAATAAAGCGAATACCTACGATTTTCGACATTTTCATTACTCCAAAGAAAAAGGGCAGCACATTGCCGCCCTTTTTTAACTCACTATTACAATATTAACTACTGATTAAGATATACCAACGCCCTTGCCGCTAACGTCTGCGGTTAGTTTGGTTGTAGCTAAAGCATTTGCGCCGCCTAGCGTGCCTACTAATCTAATCGCATTATTAAACAATAGTGGATGAGCAATTGAAACTAATCGGCCTGCCGAAGCAATTGACGCATTGGTCAAGAAAGCGGTTAAGTTGGCTGGTGGTGATACACCATCCACAGGCTCATAACCTAAAGATAAGGTGCCACCAGTTAGCGCGTCATTGATTAACACAACTTCACTCATCTCAACGCCACCAGGAATAATGCCGAAGTAAAGCTTATCGGCAATAGCGGCCGCTCTGGCGAACGGATATGATTCGTTCCAGCCTTTTGGATCTTGACCACCGTCAAGGCGTTTGTTATTAAAATCATTTGCAAAAATGTCTGGCATGATGTAATTCTCCTAAATATTAATTGTAAAAGCCCCATAAAGGGGCTGTTAGTTCTCTAAAAGCTAGAGGGGCTCTATACCGAATTGCGTGCCATTACGTCAAGGACGATAACACCATGATCCGTTGGCACTTTAGTACCATTGGCATTTGGTGTATTGAAACGTACTTTTGCAGAACCTTAAACGCCAAATACTGCAAACTCTGGCTCACGCTCAAAGTTGTGCATTTTTTCAGCCCATGAGTAATGCGTGCCACTGGCAGCATCTTTACCGTAAGCACATGCCAAAGCTTGTGCGCCCAGTAAGATACAGCGATTCATTGAGAAGCCAGCTACGTTAGGCACTGTGCCTGCCGTTTCTGTTTCAGTTGCAGCTAGCGCGGCCGTCATGTACTGGTAAGTATTGATAGCGCCGCCATCAGTTAAGCCTCTCCAACGAATTGAGCGCTGCATTTTCTTAACTAAGATACCATTCCACATACCGCACTCACCCGCAAACAATGGATGTTGCGCCATACCACCGGCAGAAGCGCGATTGACAGCGTATTGTTGGAATGCGCGTAGTGAACCTTCTTGCAACAAGGCTGAGAACACATCAGCAGGCACAAACATTGCCCACATTGGTGCATCACCAGCCGCGTTGTCGCCAGGCATTGATATTGGCTGCAAGGTTAGATCTAAGTTGTCGATCACATTGCGTAAAGCATCAATGTGCGATAATTTCAACGTATCTGTTGAAACTAAAGAAGCTGCTTGCAAGCCGCCTGCTACGATGTTATTGCCTGATACTACATAGTGACGGTTAAAGGTTGGTGCTTTAACAGCATTCACCATAATGCCGTTGTATTGCGCGCTGTTTTCAAGCGGGATAACCCAGTCGATATTAGTCGCATTACCGCGAGCGCCAGCTAATTGCACTAAGCTACGTTGCTCAAAGTAACGTGAAGATAAGCCTACTGCCTGTGCGCGCGCTAAACGGCGCAAATCATTAGGTGTACGTTGTTGTGACATACGGCCACCAGCAGATACTGGATAAGTCCATTGGTCAATCGCTACATCCATTGAGCTGAATGATAATGCTGTGCCTTTGCCTTCTGCTTGTTGGTCGCCCATGATAGGTGAACCTGTTGCAATATCAATACAATCCATGCGGGCAGTATCACCAGCGGCTTTACTAAGATCGTAAATTTCTACGATTGGCAAGCCAGGATCAGATTGTTGTTTACCTAGTGTGCCTTCAACTTCGGTAATGGTTGGTTTTGCGCCAGCTAAAGCGCGGAAGGTACCGGCTTTCTTTTGCGCTTGTGCGAATAGTGCTGCACCGTATAGCTTGGCCGCTTGGGGTGAACCTGCGGCAATGTTGGTTTGTGCCATTTGTTGCTCCTAGAAATGAAAAAACCGCAATTAAGAGGCTTGGTTTCTTACGTTATGGGTTGTTTAAAGTCTGTCGAGATAAGCCTCGATCTGCTTGGCTGTCATTTTTGAGAACATCTGCTCAAGCTCTACGCCAGATTTATTTTCAATAGCCGCAACTTCATCTACAACGGTAGGTGAGCCGCCTGGTATTTCTGCCATTGATGCTGGCGCAGACTTCTTAGCGGATGCTGCTGCTAGTGCTTGCTCTGTGGCTTTTTTAATATCTAATGTTGCCGATGTTCTGAACTTGATTGCGCCGTAAGTTTCCTCATAGCGCTCAATAACCTTTCCAAAGCGCTCACTTAGCGTTAAATCAGCAAACTCTGGATCGCTTCTTAAAGTACGATCAATCCGTTTAGCTGCTTCATAAGCTTCTGTGC